GTGTTGAATTCTCTTAAATCGTTGGTAAATTTTAATAAATAACCTAAGTAAACAAGGAGAATTTTCATGGCCTTTAATATAAATGAAATTAAGAGTCAAATGCTATTCGATGGTGCAAGACCATCGCTCTTCCAAGTAACTCTACAAAATCCTGCGAACTCAGTAGCAGATGTTAAACTTCCATTCATGTGTGAAGCTACTGCTTTACCTGCTGCGCAGCTAGGACAAGTAGTAATTCCATATTTTGGACGTCAAATTAAGTTAGCAGGTGATCGTACATATAATGATTGGAATGTAACTATTATAAATGATGAAGACTTTCTAGTTAGAAATGCAATGGAGCAGTGGTCCAACCAAATTAACACTTTCCAAGGAAATGTTCGTGCATTTGGATCAGCTTCTCCTTTATTGTATAAGTCACAAGCTCAGGTAGTTCAGTATTCAAAGACTGGAGTACCTATACGTACTTATCAATTTAATGGAATATTTCCTGTAAATATTAGCGATATTGCACTAGCTTGGGAATCTCAAAATCAAGTTGAAAGATTCCAAGTAACGTTTGCAGTAGACTACTGGGAAGTTTCCGGTGGTGTTACTGGCAACGCTGGCGGCGTTTAATGATAATGGAGGCTTTCGGGCCTCCATTTTTTAGTGAGATATAATAATGGCATTAAATTTAAATTTGTTTGGGTTCCAATTTAAGCGAAAGCAAGAAGAAAAAGATACTGCTGTTTCGTTTGTTACACCGCAATTTGAAGATGGAGCAGTCAATGTAGTTGCTGGTGGTGCTTATGGAACCTATGTTGATATGGAAGGTTCTGCTCGCTCAGAAGCAGAACTCGTTACAAAGTATAGAGAGATGTCGCTGCATCCAGAAATAGATGCAGCCATCGCTGATATTGTTGATGAAGCTATAGTTGTAGATGATAATGAAAGTGCAGTTTCATTAAATTTAGAACAGCTTGAACTGGCACCAAAAGTTAAGTCTGCTTTTCTTCAAGAATTTGAAGAGATACTTAAACTTTTAGAATTCAACTTTCGTAGTTACGATATCTTTAGAAGATGGTACGTAGATGGTAGAATGCTATATCACGTAATCATCAATGAAGATGCTCCTCAGAGAGGAATCAAAGAACTACGATATATTGATCCACGTAAAATTAGAAAAGTACGTGAACTCAAAAGAACTCCTGTTCCAGGCGTAGGAGCAGTAGTTAATCAAACAGCCAACGAATACTATATCTTCAATGAAAGAGGATTTGGTAATCAAATATCTGCTGTATCAAGCACTTCTGCTGGTACTGTAGGCATGAGAATATCTCCTGATGCGATTGTTCATGCAACATCAGGTTTGATGGATAAAAATAATCAATTAGTATTAAGTTATTTACATAAAGCTATTAAGCCATTAAATCAATTAAGATCTCTTGAAGATGCAACATTGATTTATAAAATATCTCGTGCTCCAGAAAGACGTATATTTTATATCGATGTTGGTAATCTACCTAAGATGAAAGCTGAACAATATCTTCGTGATATTATGACGCGGTTTAAGAATCGTGTTGTATATGACTCAGCTACTGGTGAGATCAGAGACGATCGTAAATTTATGACGATGTTGGAAGACTTCTGGCTTCCACGGAGAGAAGGTGGAAGAGGAACAGAGATTTCAACCCTTCCAGCTGGACAACTTGCTGGTGATTTGGAAGATGTTAAATACTTCCAACGTGGATTGTATAAGTCTTTAAATGTGCCAATTAATAGATTAGAACCTGACAATACTTACTCTATTGGTAGAGCAACAGAAATAACAAGAGATGAAGTTAGATTCAGTAAATTCATTTCCAGACTACAAAATAGATTTTCTCAATTATTTTTAAATATATTAGAAAAGCAATTAGTACTAAAGAAGATTATAACCGTTGAAGAATGGGAACAGATTAAATACGGCGTTACTTTTAATTACGCTAAAGACAACCAATTTGCTGAGCTTAAAAATATTGAAATGATGAGAGAAAGAATGGGCATCTTACAAGCAACTGATCCATATGTTGGTAAGTATTATTCGGTTGAATGGATACGTAAAAATGTATTACAGCAGTCTGAAGATGATATTGAGATGTTAGACGCTCAAATACAAGATGAAATTAAAACTGGCGTTATTCAAGTGGCTGGTGCTCCGGAAGCTGCTCAAGAAGAGCAACCTCCAGAACCTACATAATTGTTTTTATAAATAGGAGTAATATATGGCAGACGTAATTGATTTATTAAAATTTGCAGATCAGTCAAAGCCAGTCGATTTTGCTGATGCGTTTAATCAGCTTATGGGACAAAAAGTAGTCGATATTTTAGACGTAGCAAAACAAAATATAGCTTCATCTGTTTTTAATAACAATGCGGATGAAGTAGAAACATCAGACGTTGATAACGGAGAAACGTATGAGGACTCTTAAAGAAATTAGGTCTCTTTACGAATTAGCTAAAGACGAAAAGAAAAAAGACGAGACCACAACACCAGGTTTACAAATAAAGTCAGCTGACGAAAAGCGTTTTGCTGATAAGCATGTTATCAAAAAGATTGCTGACCGCAATGGTAACGGTGACGATGTTTTCAATGCTACAAATGTTAAGGGTGTAGATCGTCAGCCAAAGCACGGCTACAATCCGGGTGAAGATGAAAAAGTTTATGAAGCAATCGATCCCGATAAGCAAGCAAAAAAAGCTATTGACGATATATTAAAGAAGCATGAAGAGCCACCTGGTGAACCTGGCGAAAAAAGCGTACCGTTTGAAGGGCCCTATACAAAAGCTCCTGAAAAGCAAGCTGGTCAAAAATCAGATCCTATGCAATCAAGAGCTCGCCACTTAGCTAGACAAGCAATCGTTGCTAAAGAAGAAGTTGATTTGGATGAAGGTGATGTGGTTCCATTCCCTGGAAAAAAGAAAGAAGAAAAGCCTGATACAAAGCCAGGTTGGATGCTTCGTAAAGATTCAGGACTTGCAAATAAGGTAAAAGACGCTCAAGCACGCGCTAAAGCTAAAAAAGAAGCTGCAACTCAAAAAGAAGAAACAGAACAAACAGACGAAGGTTACGTAAGTCTAGCTCAACAAAAAGCAGTATGGGCCACACGCAAAGATGGCGGTAAGGGTCATCCTGATAACAAAAAGAAAATGAAGAAAGAAGAAGTTGAGCTTGACGAGGTGTTAAAGCCTTCAATGGGTGTTAAAGCTTATATAGATGATTTTATAAAGTCAGATGATCCCAGATTCAAAGGAGCATCAAAGAAAGAAAGAATGAAAAGAGCTTTAGCTGCTTTCTATGCAGCAAAGAGGGGTGACTAATGTCTATAATGATTAATAGGCCGGGAACATCGGCAGTAATACACATCACTGCAAACGCTACAATTAATGCGGTTGGAAATACCACTAATTCTACCATAGCCTCTGGTGCTGAAGTTTTAACTGGTGCCGCAATTACTCAAGTATTCTGGGGTGCGTCTGGTGGTGGTTACTGGACAATTTCAAGAGACACAACTTTACTTCTAACATTAACAGATAGTGGTACTATGGATTTTGCCGGTTCAGGTTGTTCTTTGATTGCTAATTCAGACATGGCTATAGAAGCTAAGCTCGTTGGAACCGGCAATGGTCATCTAATCATCGAAGTACAGAAGATCCCGATGAGCACAGGTTACACAAGCTAAGGAACTACCATGAAACTCATATGCGAACAAGTAGAACAAATAAAATACGTTGTAGAAGCAAAAGAATCAGGCCAAAAGAACTATTTTATTGAAGGCATCTTCATGCAGGCCGACATTCAAAATAGAAATGGTCGCATGTATCCTGGTGAAATTCTTGAAAAAGAATGCTCACGTTACATGAAAGAAGCTGTTGAGCAAGGAAGAGCCTATGGTGAACTAGGTCATCCAAATGGTCCTTCAATTAATCTTGATCGTGTTTCACATTTAATCACTAGTCTACGTCAAGAAGGAAGTAACTTCATTGGACGCGCTAAGATTATGGAAACGCCCATGGGTAATATCGTAAAAGGTCTCATGGACGGTGGTGGTTCATTAGGAGTTTCTACTCGTGGTATGGGTTCTCTTGAAGAAGATAAATCAAGAGGTTGTATGGTCGTTAAAGATGATTTTCGTTTAGCAACCGCTGCAGATATAGTTGCGGATCCATCTGCTCCAGATGCATTCGTAAGAGGCATCATGGAAGGGGTCGAATGGATATGGGATAATGGACTCCTTAAAGCACAAAAAGTTGAAGAGCTTCATGAGTCTATCAAAAAAGCTCCGAGTAAAAGATTAACTGAAACAAAGATAAATGCGTTTAAATCATTTATCAACGAACTAGTTAAATTATAACTTTTAATAAATAAATAAGAAATAATTAAAGGAGTCGCTTAAAATGAGACTAAGAGAAGCAATTAAAAATGTTTTAACCGAATCAGAAGATCAAACAGCAGAAATTCTTGATGAAAAAGTTTCTGTTGGTGGTGGTGCTACAGGTTCTTCTGAAGTTGCAGAACCTACAGGAGTTCGTGCTAAAGCTCCTGGTAACAGCAAGACACAAGGTGATCCAATGCAGAAGATTGAAGATCCTAACAACACTGGCGTAGAAGATACTGATCCAGAAAATAATACCAAAGCCGATGGTGATGCAGCAGCTAATGCAGCTACTATCAAGGCAAAAATGGGTGAACACTTTGATGCTATGTTTGATGGAGAAGACCTTTCAGAGCAATTTAAAGAAAAGGCTTCAACGATTTTTGAAATGGCAGTTAACTATCGCATCGGCGAAATAACAGAACAACTCGAAGAACTATATGCTAATAAGCTCAATGAGAAAGTTGAAGAGATTGAAGAGAGCTATGCTCAGCAGCTACAAGATCTAACTGGTAAGATTGACCAGTACCTAAATTACGTAGTTGAAGAGTGGCTAAAAGAAAATGAAGTTGCTGTTGAAACTTCATTACGCTCAGAAATCACAGAAGACTTTATTCATGGTCTAAAGAATTTGTTTGCTGAACACTACATTGAAGTTCCTGAAGAAAAAGTCAATGTTGTTGAAGAGCTTGCTCTAAGAGTAGAAGAGCTCGAAGCAAAACTCAATGAAGCAGTCAATGAAAACATTGAGCTAAGAGATTCCCTCAACGAGATGTCAACCGAAGAAATTTTCAATGAAGTTTCTGAAGGACTAACTCTTTCTCAAGTAGAAAAGTTTAAGAAGCTCGCTGAAGGTGTTGATTTCGATGAGGTTGAGAACTTCAAAAAGAAGCTTCTCATCGTCAAAGAAAATTATTTTCCATCAAACGATGTAAAGAAGACTTCCAATCTTCTTGAAGAATCATTTGATGGTGAAGAGCCTGCAGCAGTAGCATCCAGCGAGATGTCTAAGTATGTCAGAGCCATTTCGAGAACAACAATTCGTTAAAAACCAATTCGTTATAAATAAGTAAAACAGTTAAGCTTTATTGCTAAGAAAAGGGAGAAAACCAAATGATTCTAACTGAAGAAGCTCAAAGAAAGTGGCAGCCTGTACTAGAGCACGCTGATCTACCAAAGATCGTCGACGCTCATCGCCGTGCTGTTACTGCAGTAATTCTAGAAAACACAGAAAACGCACTTCGCGAAGCTGGATCTCAGCTCGGCGGCCAACGTCTACTTGGTGAAGCTGCTCCTACAAATGCTATGGGCGTTAATGACAGCTCTGGCAACGTTGATACCTTCGATCCAGTTCTAATCAGCTTGGTTCGTCGCTCAATGCCTAACCTCATTGCATATGATATCTGCGGTGTTCAGCCAATGACTGGCCCAACAGGTCTAATCTTTGCAATGCGTGCACGTTACAGCGCACAGGATGGCGTAGAAGCTCTTTATAACGAAGCCAATACAGTCTTTGCCTCTAAGAGTGGTCAAACGGGTATCGGCAATACATCCGTTGGTTCAGTTCCTTCTGCTAACAGCAACGTAACCAATAACCTCTATAATACAGGTGCTGGTCTACCTCTTGCAAATGCTGAAGCTCTAGGCACAACAAGCAATCCTGCTTTTGCTGAAATGGCTTTCAGTATTGAGAAAGTAACAGTAACTGCTCGTAGCCGCGCACTAAAGGCTGAATACACGATGGAACTTGCTCAGGATCTAAAGGCAATCCATGGCCTAGACGCTGAGACAGAGCTCTCCAACATTCTATCAGCTGAAATTCTTGCTGAAATTAATCGCGAAGTAATTCGTACAATTAATATTACAGCAGTTCGTGGTGCCAACACAGGTAGCGTAACAACAGCCGGTGTATTCGACCTTGACACAGACTCCAACGGCCGCTGGTCAGTTGAAAAGTTCAAGGGCCTAATGTTCCAGGTTGAGCGCGAAGCCAATCAGATCGCAAAAGATACTCGTAGGGGGAAAGGCAATATCATAATCTGCTCCTCTGACGTAGCTTCTGCTCTTCAGATGGCCGGTGTTCTTGATTACGCCCCAGCTCTTAACAGCAACAACCTCAATGTTGACGACACAGGTAACACCTTCGCTGGTGTACTAAACGGTCGTATCCGTGTATACATTGACCCCTACACCACTGGCAACTACATGACAGTTGGTTACAAGGGTGCCAATGCATTTGACGCAGGTCTTTTCTATTGCCCATACGTTCCTCTCCAGATGGTTCGTGCAGTAGATCAGAACAGCTTCCAGCCCAAGATTGGATTCAAGACCCGCTACGGCATGGTCGCCAATCCTTTTGCTGAAGGCGGTGCTGCAGCTTCTAATGCAAGCGGTGTAGGCCTAGGTGCTCTTACACAAGACACCAACATCTACTATCGTAGAGTGCTAGTTAACAACCTAATGTAATATTAGTGTTGACTGATAGTAAAGGGGCTTCGGCCCCTTTACTTTTTATAAAAAGAAAACTATAAAATTAGGAGAACGCAATGTTCTCCTTTCTTTTAATATAAATATCCTTAAACAAAGGATTATGTATGGCTGATATTAGAAGTCAACCCACGAATAAGAATTTCTTATCGCCTTTAGGTTACAAGTTTTCTATAAAGAAAACACCTACAATGAATTGGTTTATTCAGTCTGTAGTTCTTCCTTCTATTCAATTGAATAGAACTACAATACCAACACCCTTTATTCAATTGCCTATACCTGGAGATCATCTTGAATTCGGTGATCTTCAAATTACATTCCGTGTTGATGAAGATATGAACAATTATTTGGAGTTGTACAACTGGATGAAGGGCCTGGGTTTTCCAGACAATTACAGTCAATATAAAAACATTGCTCCTCAGTCGCGTGGACCATTGAGCGGTAACGCAGACACATTAACTGGTGATTCTATATACTCCGATGCTACGTTACTGATTCTTTCATCTCAAATGAATCCTATAACAGAAATCACTTTTGTAGATGTATTTCCTGTGAATTTATCTCCGTTGACATTCAACTCCCAGTATACAGATGTTCAATATGTTGAATCTACTGTGACTTTTACACATAGAAAGTTTGATATTAAGCAGTTATAAACTGGTGTACTTATTTTTTAAATACTAGTATAATCTAGTATTACTGGTCTTTAATATATTATAGTTGATAATAATCATGAAATTAGAAGATATTCAAACGATGTGGGAACAAGATTGTCAGATAGATAGAACGGAGTTAGGAGAAGAATCTCTTAAGATATCTCAATTACACTCTAAGTACTTCAAGTTATTCTCAGCTGAAAGACTCTCTTATAAGAAGATGGAAAAGGAGTTCAAAGAACTAGCGAGAATCAAGTTTGAGTACTACAACGGTATCTTATCTCAAGAAGAACTTAAAAGTTATGGATGGGATCCTTTCAGCTTAAAAGTATTGAAATCTGATCTTCATATATACTTAGATAGTGATAGAGACATTGCTGATGCTAGGTTGAAGATGGATTTTCAGAAAGAAAAGATTGATCTTGTTGAAAATATCATAAAGAGTTTAAATTCAAGAGGATATCAAATAAAGTCTGCGATAGACTGGGAAAAGTTTAAAATTGGAGCATAATGGATCTAATAAGCATTGAAAAGGTTAACGAGGTACATAATAAGATTAGGTGTGAACCGTCTATAGCTAAAGAGATAGACTCTTACTTCACATTCAAAGTACCCGGCTATCAGTTTATGCCCGAGTATAGATCCGGGTTCTGGAATGGCGAGATACACCTGTTCAATACTTCTACACGTTTGTTGTATGCTGGGTTGATGGATTACGTTGAAAAGTTTGCTCAAGAACGTGAGTATGAAGTAGAATACCTATATGATAACAGTAACTTTGAGATGTCTTTACATGAAGCAAAGGAGTACATAGATACTCTTGGTCTTAAGCTTGAGCCAAGA